TTAGCAGTAGCACAAGCAACTATAGATACTTATGCAGGTGCAACTAAGGCATTTGCACAGGGTGGTGTAGCAGGTTTTGTAAGTGGTGCAGCTATTATTGCAGCAGGATTGTCTAATATTAGAAAAATACTATCTGTAGATGTAGGAAGTAGTGGTGGTGGGGGTAGTAGTGCATTACCATCAGAAACAGGAACTCCTGCACCTGAGATGTTAAGTGGTGCATTTACATTAACTCCTGAGCAACAACCTGTACAAGCATACGTTGTTACAGATGATATGACTAACAACCAAAACAAGTTAGCTAATATTCGTAGAAGGGCTACTATATAAAAATCAAATAAATTAATAAATAATCTATTATATACTAAAAGATAAAGAAAATGAATAATATAAATCCATTAGGTAAAACTTACAAAGAATATCAAGAAGAATTAGAAAAGGTAAACTTGACTAAAGCAACAAAAATTGAATTAGGTGCTATTGATGACTTTGAGAAAGAATATGTTAATGCTGCAAAACTTCACGCAAAAGGTATGAGACAAACTACTGAAGTAGATGAAGCAGCAAGAAAATCATTAGATTTATATGATCAAGCAGGAAAAAGTTATTTAAAAGCAAATGCTAGATACCAAGAAGTAGAAAACGCAGCTAAAGATTTAGGAATTGAATTACCACAAAAAGTTGTAGCATTAAAAAAAGAATTATCACAAAGTTTAAAAAATATAGATAGTGCAAGTAAAAATTTATTAAAAATTAAAAGTTTAGATTTAGTATAATAAAATAATATGAAAAGAAAAGCAACTAAAATTATAGAACTTGTAATTTCTGATGAAAGCCAAGAATTAACAATAGATGCTATCAGTTTAGTTACAAGTCCTGCAATAGAGCAAGATTTTGTATTTTTTGGTAAGGACAAGAACAATCTTACACTAGCTAAGATAGATGAGGAGAAAAGAATGCTAGTAAGTCCTGCATTAATACCAAACAAACAAATATTTAGATATGATCCTAATACTGACAGTAATTATTATGTGTTTTTTTCTAAAAAGACAGTAGCTGATGCAGCAGCACTTTATTTAAAACATAACAACCACCATAAAGCTACATATCAACACGAAGATAGAGTATCAGGTGTATTGACTATAGAGAGTTGGATAAAAGAGGGCGAACAAGACAAATCTAAGCTATATGGTTTTGATTTACCTGATGGTACTTGGTTTGTTAAGATGAAGATAGAGAATGATGAGATGTGGAATAAGATAAAAGATGGAGAATTAAAAGGTCTAAGTATAGAGGGCTACTTTATTAATAAAATGGAAAAAATGGGTAAACAACAATTTTCAAACGAAGAAATAAAAGAAGCTATAAAAGAATTGTTAAGTGTTCAAAAAGTAGATTTAAGTTTAGTTGATGATATAGCTAAACAATTAACAAAACTTAGTGTAATTAGAAAAAAAATACAAGAAGCAACAAAAGAAATTGAAAAAGCAAAAGATAATGCTTTAAACGTAAGAGAAGAAGGTGTTGATTTAGTTAGAACTTCACTTGCTTTAATACAAGATGCTGATGATGCTGCTAAAAAATTAGGATTAAATCCTTTAGCAATTAATGGTTATGATACTATAAGTAGAGTAAGCGAAAATATTACAAAAGAATATCAAGATTTATTAAAATTAATATAATATGAGAGAAGATATACTACAAGCATTAAGCGAACTAATAAAAGAAAAGACAGAACTAAAAGCTGAAAAAGTTGAGTTAAATGCTATAGATGATTTAGATAAATTAGCTAAAAAAATGACAAAAGCTGAAAGTGATATGTTAAATCAATTAAAAAAAACTGATAAACAAATATTTGATGCAAAATCTGATTTAAGAGATGTTAGTGCAAAATTTAATAGACTTGTTGGAGATATGGCAAAACTAATTACTAATGTAGAGAAAGCTGCAAAAGAATTAGGAGTTAAAATAAATACATCAAAATATCAAACTGCTATAGATAATTTTTTAGAAGTAAGAAAAAAAATAAGAAAATATTTAAGTTAAGAGTAAAAATCAAACAAACAATAATTAATTCTATTATATAAAAAAAAGACAAATGGATTTAAAACAACAAATATTAGTAGCACTTGGTCTTGACAAACAAGAAGAAGTGAGTTTAGAGTTTCAGGCGAAACTTGAAGATGGTACTATAATAGTTTCTACTGCTGCATCATTAGAAGCAGGAGTGGATGTATCAGTTCTTACAGAAGATGGAACAACTATGTTACTTCCTGTTGGAGAATACAAGACCGAAGATGGTCAAGGTTTTTCTGTTGAAGTTGAAGGTGTAGTTGCTGAACTTTACGAAAAAGAAGAAGAAGAAGTAGTAGAGGAAGAAGCTACAGAAGAAACTGAAAAGGAAGAAATGAACGAAGAAATTACTGAAGAAGTTGAAGAAACAGAAGCAGTAGAATTTGATTCGGTTGCTTTTATGGATGAAGTTAAGTCCGTAGTAGTTGATCTAATGAGTAATGTTAATACTGAGATAGAAACATTAAAATCTGAGTTAGCAGAACTTAAATCAACAAATGAAGAATTATCTTCAGAAAAAGAAAAACTATCTGCACAAGTAGTAGAGTTATCAAACGAACCTGCTGCAAACCCTGTAGATATTAATAAATTTAGTGCATTAGGTAAAGAACTCTCAAAGAGTGATATTGCTAAAATGTCTAAAAGAGAAAGAATATTATATAACATAACTAAATAAATAAAAAAATGGCGTTTAACGTAACATCAAACTATTCAGGAAAAGCATTCGGACAATATATTTCGGCTGCTTTAAAAGAAGCTAAATCTTTAGAAGGTTTAACTGTCTTAGAAAATATTAAATATAAAGAGAACATTAGAAAAATGGCAGGTTCTAGCTTAGTAGCAGATGCAACTTGTGATTTTACTGATGCAGGTACTTTAGCTTTAACAGAAAAAGTATTAACTCCTAAAAACTTACAAATCAATGTTGACTTATGTAAGAAAACTTTACTATCAGGATGGGAAGCAGAAGAAATGAAAGCAGGTTCTTTCAACAGAACTGCACCTACTTTTGATCAGTATGTATTATCTTACTTTGGAGAAATTATTGCAGATGCAGTAGAAGGTTCTATTTGGCAAGGTGCTGCTGCTTCAGCAGGACAATTTGAAGGATTCCAAACAGGTACTACAGGTGCTTTTGCAGTAGATGGTACAGTTGTATCTTCAAGTGCTTCAGCAGCTTATTCAGCTACTAACATTATAGCTAACCTACAAACTTTAGTAGCAGATATTCCTGCTAACGTATATGGTAGAGATGATTTAAGAATCTATATGAACATGAAAACTTACAGATTCTACATTTCAGCTATCTCTACATTAGGATATGTTAATGCTTACAATATGCAAGGCGACTACGTTCCTGTATTTGAAGGTATCACTATCCAACCATGTCCAGGTATGGCAGATAACGTAATGTGTGCTGCTGAAACTTCTAACTTATTCTTTGGAACTGACTTATTATCAGACAACACTAATATCAAAATGTTAGATATGACTGACCTAGATGGTTCAGATAACCTTAGAGTAGTTGCTAAATTCTCAGGTGGTGTACAAGTTGGAGTTGGTGCTGACGTAGTAAACCAATCATAATAACTAATTAAAAAGAAAGGGAGAGCAATCTCCTTTTCTTTAACTTTTAAAACTTAATAATATGTCTTGTAACTTAACAAAAGGAAGACAAATAACTTGTAGAGATACAGTTGGTGGTGTAAAGGCAATTTACTTTGCACAATTTGATGAAGTTTCTTCTTATGTAACTGCATCAGGCGAACTAACTGATTTTGACTTAGGGGGTTCAGATGATATTTATAAATACAATCTGAAAAGGGGTACTGCTTCTTGTACAGAAACTATCACAGGTTCTAGCGAGAATGGTACAGTATTTTATACACCTTCAGTTCAAATAATGCTACACAAGTTAACTAAAGAAGACCAAAACCAAATTAAATTACTAGCTTCTCAAAGATTAGTAGTGTTTTTGGAATTAAATGAGATTTTAACAACTAACTCGCATAATGTATTATTAGCTTTAGGATTAGAAAATGGAATGGAACTAAACTCAGGTACTAACACAACAGGTGCAGCTTTTGGCGATATGAATGGTTACACATGGACTTTTGATGGTATGGAAAGAAACCCAATGGTAACTGTTGCAGATTATACTACTAATCCATTAGACAATTCAGCGTTTACTTATAATGCTATAGTTGCTTCTTAAACTATTGTTTTCATATTTTTTAAAAGGACTACTTCGGTAGTCTTTTTTTTTATCAAACAAAAACAACCTTTTTCTATTATATAGTAAGTAAACACATTATGATACACGCAACTTATGGTTCTACTGCAACATTCTACACTACTACGGAAGAAAAACGTATAGATACGGCAGTACCTAAAACACAGATAAGGTATTTATGTAAGTTTACAAATAATATGTCTAAGGGTGTGGTTTATGGCTACGGACAAAGTCAATCGGTTAATGACAGATATACTAGCTTTCAAATACTACACAATACGACAGAAGATGTCTATACAGGTGCTATTGACTTTTTACCTAATGGATATTGGACATACGAGATATTTGAAGTATCTTGGCAAGGTGCAAGTGTAGTATTAGGATCAGGAACTGCACCGATAAATGAAAATGATATATTAACTCCTGTAGCTAATACAAAGGGAGTTGTAAAGGGAAGTGTGGAGAAAGGAAAATTATTAGTATCAGAAACGGCAGGATTAGAAGAAGTACAATATACAGAACATCCTGAACCAAGTGGTACAAATTACATATACGTTAGTTAATAATAAATAAAAAATTATGGTAATAGAAAATAATAACGAATTATTAAGAGAGCAGTTAGGAAAAGGTACTGTAGAGGTATTTACAACTACTGCACAAACAAGCAAAAACTATTATGCAGTTTACTTTGTGTTAGAAAGTGTAATATCTAGTTTAACTGTTGCAGATTGTACAGGTGCAAGTAACCTTGTAACTACAATCCCAGCAGGTACAACTCTTTTTATGAATGTTACGGCTATAACTCTTACGAGTGGATTAGCTATTGGATATGTAGAATAATATGTTAGCATTAGCAAACAAATTAAGTATAACTACTCAACCTATCTATAGGTTTGTAAATAAGTATTCTATTGACTTTGATGGAGTAGATGATTATATACAAGTTGGAGATGTAGGTCGTGCAAAGTCAATGTCTTTTTGGTTTAAACCTGATGCAGCAATAGATTCTTCTTCTTCTTCTCAAAGGGTATTTGGATTTAGCACATCATATTTTGGAATAAGTACAGGTGGTGCTACAGGTCTTTTTGCAGGAGAAACTTTAACAGTTTTACCTGATGGTTCTAGTAGAACTGCAACTACAAGAAACTTTGATGCAGGAGAATGGTATCATGTTGTAATTAGTTGGAATGAAAGTGCTTCTTATTATGATATATATGTAAATGGGGTTTTAGAAACTGATTTAAATACAGGAACTCATACTCTAGCAGATTGGTCTAATTTTAAAATAGGTGCTGCTCACGATAGCACTGCTGAATTTGATGGTAAGTTAGATGAAGTAGCAGTATATGACAGAACACTCACACAAGCTGAGATTACTCGTATGTATAATACTTACTACTCTCCAAACAGAGTAGCTAATGGTAACTTTAGTCAGATAGGAAACGAAGAAGTAACTAATGGTGATTTTAGTCAAGAAGGTAGTGAGTTAGTAACTAATGGCGACTTTGCAACTGATAGTGATTGGAATATAACAGGGGGTACAGATGCAAACATATCAGGTGGTAAAGCTAATTTTGTAAATGCTGCCAAAGGACAAAGAGTACAACAGAATTTTAGTTTTACTGCTAATAAAATATATAAAGTAGTTTTAACAGTTTCAAATTATGCAAGTGGTAGATTAAATTTTTATATGGGTGGTTCTTATGTTGGTAGTGATATTACTGCTGATGGAGCATATACTTATTATCACACACCAAGCAACAATACAGAAGCATTTTTTAGGGCTATGCAAAATAATACGTTGCATACTTTTTCTATAGACAGTATAACAGTAAAAGAGGTTGGGCAAGATTGGACTTTTGGAGATGGTTGGGGTATGGGAGATGGTTTAGCAACTTGTGATGGTAGCCAAAGTGCAACATCTTATTTAGAACAAACACTTACAACACCATTAGTGCAAAACAAAATATATAAAGTTACATATACTGCTACAATTCCTAATGGTAATCTAAGACCTGAATTGACAGGTGGTGGTGGAACTTCAGAAGGTACATCACAAACCACAAGTGGTACTTATACAGATTATATAAAAGCAGAAAATAATCATATAAAATTTAGATTTAGAGCAAATTCAAGTTTTGATGGTACAGTAGACAACATCTCAATTAAAGAAGTAGGGCAGCATTGGACATTTGGTACAGGATGGTCTATGGGGGATGGTAAAGTTATTGGTGTTAATGCTACAGCTAATTTAGAACAATCAATCTCTTTTACAAATGGGGGTGTTTATAAAATATCTTTTACAATTTCAGATTATGTAAGTGGTCAAGTAAGATTACAAACAAATGTACAAAATTCTATTGTTGTTTCAGCAAATGGAACTTATACTGAATCTCTTACAATGACAACTGATAATAAATTGTTATTTAATGGAATTGATAGTAATCCATTTAATGGTAGTATAGACAACATAGTAGTACAAGAACTAAAGCACGATGCTACAAACTTAATGATTAATCATTCTGAATATCAGTCAGCTAATCCACTAATCACTTCTACTAAGAGTATGGAGTTTGATGGTACAGATGACTACTTACAACTAAGCGAACCTTTTAACTATACAAATCATACTATATGTGCTTGGGTATATAATGATGC